ATTTAACGGTAAATGGTGGTGGAACTGGTTCATTTAATTTGACTGGTTCACTTCATGTAAACTCGAGTGCGGATTCATACTTTATTGGTGGTGGAAATGTTGGTATTGGAACTGCGACTCCAGCAAGATTACTACATATTAGAGGAGGAAACGACAATCAACTCGATATTGACAATGATGGTAGTACATACACAAGTGTTTATTTAAAAAATAATGGAACTCAAAAAGGAATATGGTGATGGGATAATTCTGCGGCAGAAATTATGTTTGGTGGAGGCGTTACTGGAGCAGAACTTAAATTAACAAGTGGAAATTCGGTGGTTGCTATGACTATTGATAGCTCTCAAAATGTGGGAATCGGGACACTCACTCCAGGTGCATTACTTCAAGTGCAAGGTGATGCAATATTCACAGGAACAGTAACGGCACAAGAATTTCATGCTGAATTTGTTTCATCTTCAATCATATATGAAAGTGGTTCAACTAAATTTGGTGATACAATGGATGATGTTCATTGGAGAACTGGTTCAATGTATATTAGTGGTTCAAGCCATCATATTTTGGGCTATGTCGGTATTGGAGTGACAACACCTACATATAAATTGGATGTTGAAGATTCAGGTGGAGTGCCATTTAGAATTAAAAGAACTAATGTAGGAGAAATACGATTTAGTTTAGAAAGTCAAGACCCAAGAATTATTTTTAATGATGGTTCTGGTGCTGGAACTGACGAATGAACTATAGGATATGCAAATGGTGTTACGGATTTTATATTTGCAACTGGAAATTCTGTTGCAACTAATCAAAAGATGACAATCCAATCGGGTGGAAATGTAGGTATTGGAACAACAAATCCAAACGCAACTTTAGCAGTATATGGAAATACAACATTAACAGGTTCACTTGGAATAAGTACTACAATCAAAGCTCCAAATATTGGAACTGGAGTTGATAACTCAGTTATAGTATTAGAAGCTGATGGAACATTTGGAACAGACGAAATTGATTCTCGTGTATGGGGTTCAACATTAGTAGATGGTGCAGGAAATACTCCACAAATAACATATTGGAGTGATGCAAATACAATTACTGGTACAAGTACATTTGTTTATAGTGGTGGCAAGGTAGGTATTGGAACAACTGCACCTGATTATGCACTTGATGTAAATGGTGATATACGAATTGAAAATGCTCATTATATGAGATTTGGTGGTTCTGGTGCATCCGATTCACAATGAGCAATACAGACATACAACGGTGAAGCTGATTTAAACTTTGCGGAAGTTGGTGTTGCTGACGGAAGATTATACTTAGAAGCTGGTGGAAATATAGGAATCGGAACGACAAATCCAACATCAATATTAGATGTACGAGCATCATCTGCACATTCAATATTAACAATTCATGCTGATAATGGATATGGTTCTCAAATTCAATTTGATACTGGAAATACAGCTAAAATAAATGCATATAATGGTAATGGCGTAGCCGCAGATAGAACATTGTCATTTCAAGTTGGTGGTAATGTTTATCAACACATTAAAAATAATGGACGTATTGGTATTAATACAACATCACCACTTTCACAATTACATATTAGAGGACATGTTTCACAGTCACATTCTGGTTCATTATTCAGAGTAGAAGGTTCTAGTGGTTCATTATTTGAAGTTATTGATTCACTAGAAGGTAGTTTACTTTCAGTTAATGATATTTCAGGACTCCCAATCTTAGAGGTGTTTAGTGATGACAGAGTGGTTATGGGTTCATTTAATCAGAATACATTGGTTGTTACTGGAAGTAAGGTTGGTATTGGAACTGATAGTCCTACCGTTAGTCTTGATGTTTCTGGTTCAATTAGGATTTCAGAGGCAGGTGGTACATTTGAAATTCCAACTACACAACAGATTTTCCTAGATGGAACCGGACATAATACATACCTTAGAGAATATTCAGCAGATTTAATTCAATTTGTAGCAGGCGGAAATTCAGCATTATGAATTGATAATACAAAAATTTATTTAGATAATGCGGCAGGACCTGCAATGTTGGATGAAGCCGCAACTTCTACAAATCCAACTCTTGTCCCAAATAGGGCCGATGTAGACACTGGAATTGGTTGAATAGGCACAAATGTTTTATCATTGGTTGCAGGCGGAGCAAATGTATTTAATATTGATACTGCGGGAATGTATTCTGGCACAAGTGGTGGTGGAAAATTCTTAGACCTTGCTTCAACTTCAACCGTCCCAGTTTTTGTTCCTGATTATAGTGATACAAACACGGGAATTGGGTGAGCAGGAGCAGATACTGGTTCATTAATCGCTGGTGGAACGAATGTTCTTAATTGGAATTCCAGTGGTTATGTTGGAATTGGAGTGACAAACCCGACTGCTCCTCTTGATATTGAAAAGCCAGGAAATGCAGGAAAAGACTTAACACTAAGAATGAAAAATTCAAGCGGTTACGGGTCTGTTAATTTTTACATGGATTATTCAGGAGATTTTGGATATGCAAATGGAAAAGCATTTGAAATACAATTAGAAACATTTCCACTAATTCAGTTAGCAATTGATAATGGAGCAACAGCTGGTAAGGTTATTTTTCCAAATGGTAATGTCGGAATTGGAACAGCAACACCACAATCAGAATTACACGTATGAGGTGATATATCTGGTTCAAATTTATATGTAGATACTATTACAACTGATAGTCAAATTGTATCAGGTTCATTAATTGTAAGTGGTTCAATAACAATTTCTAAAAATAATAGTCAATTATTACTTCCACTTTCAAATGATGCAACAACTCCAACATTAGCATTTGGTGATGGCGATAGTGGATTTTATGAAAATGCAGATGACCAAATATATTTATCAATTGCCGGTTCGGAACGATGGAAAATATTTGACGATACGTTTGGTGGTGCATTATCAAATGCCCCAGCCTTGTTAAATGAAGCGGCAAGCTCAACCAATCCAACATTGATTCCAAATAGAGGCGATGATGATACTGGAATTGGTTGGTCAAGTTCAAATGCTTTGAGTTTAATCACGGGCGGAGCACATAGATTATTAATTCAATCCGATGGCGATGTTCAACTTATGACAACGACTGCACAGTTACAATTACCAATTTCAAATGATGCAACTACTCCTACACTAGCTTTTGGTGATGGAGATACTGGATTTTATGAAGCTTCTGATGACTCAATGTGATATGCATCTGCAGGAGTAGCAAGATGGAAATCAGACTCAACATATTTATTATCAACTGTAACAGGTGATAAACCAACAATTGTTAATGAAATAGCGACATCAACCAATCCAGTGTTTACATTTTATGGAGATACTGACACAGGAATTGGGTTGGCCGGAGCAGATACAGGTTCACTTATTGCTGGTGGAACAAATGTTCTTAATTGAAATAGTGATGGATATGTTGGTATTGGAACTGTAAATCCAACCATTCAATTACAAATTGATGCAGGTTCAACTGATTATGTTGGAGCATTTATTTCTGATGATGATTCATATATCACTATTGGAAAAGGAGTAAGTGGTGCTGATAATAGATTAGAAATTCATTATGATGGTGGTAGTAATTACGGTGCACTAAGAATTTCAGGAGATGCCGCCGGTCTCGGGTTAAATATAACTGATGGTGGTAGTGTCGGTATTGGAACAACTAACCCAGAAGAGCTATTTCATGTTATGGGTGGTGGGGTTATAATTGATCATGGTGATGGTACAAATTATCCATTAATAATTAGAAATTCAGAACCTTCTGCAAGTAGTGATGCTCAACTAGTATTTCAAACTGATAATGGTTCAGTTGATTTCGGTAAAATTGGTGATAATAGTAGTGGTAATTTAGATTTTGGAATTAGTGCTCCAATTGCCGACCTAACCCTTTCAGATTCATCGGGGGAAACAATTAGATTGACGGGTGGGCTTGTAGGAATTGGAACAAATAATCCTACATATAACTTAGAAGTCGCTGGTACAATGGGTATTGATGAACACATATATCACAATGATGATAGCGACACATATATACGCTTTTTAAATGATAGAATGATTTTAGTAGCAGGTGGACACGCAATACTTGATTATGATGAAGATGCTACAAGCACATTACATTTTGATTCTGCTGGCGCGGCAGATGTTTCAATACATACAACAGATTTCTTTGTCGGTGGAACAGAAGGTAGTTATAGTGGTAAAGTAGGAATTGGTATGACAACACCAGATGGAAAATTGGAAATTCAAGCCGCATCAAATGGCTCTGGATATGGTTTACATGTGAACACCACCTCAAGAACATCGGGTGAAGATTATATTTGGTTTGGTGATGATACTGGTCCTAATCTCGTTATTAATACGTCAAATAGGGTCGGTATTGGAACCGCGGCTCCATCATCAACACTTCACGTATGAGGAACAATCTCAGGAAGTGCATTAGATATAGCAGGAACAACTACATTAGCGGGAGACATAATTCCAAGTGCAGATGATACATATAACTTAGGTTCGTCTACAAAACGATGAGCAGAAGTTCACGCAACAACTACACTAACAGGTGGAACACTTGAATCTGGTCTTAAAACTGAAGGAATAGGTAAATATAAAGAAGGAACTGTATTAGTTTGAAGAAAAGGTAAATTGATACCATGTAATAAAAAATATGATAATACTGTTCAAGGTGTGGTTCATAAAGAATTCGATATGCCTCTTGTATTAGGTGCTGAAAAAGTTAGAATGACCGGAAAAATCAAAGAGGGTGATTTTATTACAACTTCCAATAAAGAGGGTCGTGGAATGAAGTATAATCCAACTAAGAAGTATTTATTGATAACACATCACGAACCTGGTACTATTATAGCCCAAGCACTTGAAGATGGTAAAGGTGATGATTACGTTATTTTGGCAATGGTACGAAAATTTTAAGCATAGGAAAAGCTAATGGCAATTATTAAAGTTCTCAATGGAAAAGTAAGTTCAAGTACAGATTTTGATTTAACGGTCGGAACGACTGATGTTATCACGTTGGATTCCGCTGGATTGGTTGGAATTGGAACAACCGACCCATCTCAAATGCTACATCTATATAATGGAACAGTGGAAGCTCAACTATTAATTCAATCATACGATGACAATGCAATATTAATATTAGATGCAGATATTAATGGGTCTGGTACAGGATATGACCCAGACCCAAGATTACAATTTAAAACAGGTGGAGTTAGTAAGGCATATATATATTATGATAATTCAATGGGTATATTCTCAATTAGTCCAAGTTATGACCCAAGTGTTTCAGCACCATGGATGAATTTTGAATTATCGTCTGGATATGTAGGTATTGGAACTACTAATCCAACATCACAATTACATACTTATGGAACAGCAAATTATCATACACATGAACGAAGTGGAAAAATACTTTATGTCAATCCTAATTATAGTGCTACTGATTTGTATGGTCAAGTTGCCATGCGAGGTGCAGATAGTATGGGGCTATCCCTTAGTACTGATGAAGCCGAATCAAAACAATTATTTATTGAATTTGGCGGATTTGTAGGAATAGGAACTTCTAATCCAGCACGTCAATTGGAAATTCGAGGCGTCGGTGCAACTGATATGGTCCGAATAAATAGTGATAGCGGCAATGTTGGACTACAATTTTTGATGAACGGTACAAACAAAGGATACATTTGAGGAACAGCTGACCTTTTTGCAATCGGAACTGGGACTTATGCTGGAAGTATTGTTTTTGACAATGACAATATCGGTATAGGAGTAACTAATGCAACACAAAAATTAACAGTCGAGGGAAATATATCAGGTAGTGGTTTCGTAAATTTAGATTTAGGTAATTCATATAAATTCAGAGGTCGTGATGATTTAGGTATGTGGGAAGATGGTAATTATGGAATAGACATCATGGCACCAGATTCAATTATCATGCATATTGATTCTAATAATAATGGAACAACAGAAAAATTTGCAGTGGTTCATAGTCAAAAAGTCGTTGGTACATATACAAATACAGTATTTAGCGTTGATGAATCAGGTGATGTAGTAATTGCAGGTACAACTACAATGACTGGAGATTTAACAGTCGGTGGAACAGTAACAGCTCAAGAATTTCATGCTGAATTTGTATCTAGTTCTATTATATATTCAAGTGGTTCAACTAAATTTGGTGATTCGTATGATGATACCCACGATTTCACAGGTTCGATAAATCTTTTAGGTAGCACGCAACCAATCTTAAATCTCTTTAATAATACTTATGGGGATGGTATTGTTTCAACAATCCAAGATACCGCAGTTATTAGAAGTGGCCCAGCACCTTATCAATATTCTGATAGATGGGGAAATGGTGCCGGTGTCGGCTTGGTATTTAGACAACAATATTATACTTCAACTACACTTCATGATACCGCTAGAATATCAACGGTACAAACTGACCAAGTAATTAATAGTGGAAAAGCCGCACTTACATTTCAAACTGGTGATGGTGGAACACTTACTGAAAAAATGAGAATAACACATGATGGTAACGTAGGAATTGGAACTACTATTCCTGCAAGATCATTGCATGTATATGATGCAACAAACGATAAACAGGCAGAATTTGAATCTGGTGATGCGTTCGCTTCAATTGGCATAAAAGACAGTATTGATGAAGCATTTGTTATACAATCAAGTGGCCTAATGCAACTTGGATTTACATATTTAGTGTCTGCAGCAAATGTAACGATTGACACAAGTGGAAATGTTGGAATTGGAACTACAACTCCTGGAACAGCATTAGATGTACGATTTGCGTCTACATCACCAACTGCTACAGCAATAACGCCTACAGAATTAAGAAATCTTGGATTATATATTTCAGACACTTCATTGGATAATGTGGATGGCGAAGTTGTTTCTGGTATAGGTTTTGGGTATAATAATGAAGCGGCGACTGGTATCATATCAATAGATGAAGGCGGATCGGGTGCAATGGGTTTAGCAATCGTAACTGGAACCACATCTGCAGTTTCACAGAGATTTAGAGTTGATTCAGCGGGTCTTGTAGGTATTGGAACAGGCAACCCATTAACAATATTAGATATACATTCTGCAACACCAAGAATACAGATTACAGATACAAGCGCATATAGTGTAGCTAATTTAGGTGGCGGAATCACATTCAAATATATATACAATTCATCAGGAACATATACTACTGGTCCAAATATTTCAATGGAAAAAGAAAGTGAAGCCGATGGGAATTATGGAGCTGCTTTAAAATTCACAACTAGATTACATGGTGCATCTGCTAGTGAAAAAATGAGAATTACTGGGGCCGGTTATGTTGGTATTGGAATGACAACACCTAGTGTTAAATTTAACATTGAAGGCGGTGGCCACTCGGCAAATGATTATACTCAATTTGATATACTCATAGATGATTCAACAAATATAGCTTCAGGTACTGCGTATAGTGGTATACGATATAAAATCCAACAAGGAGCTGTAAATTTCTATGGGTATAATAGAACTTATGCAAACGGGACTGCGGATGCTAATGTAAAATATGGAATTGGATTTTATGGCGGCTCCACATATGATGATAAAATAACAATTACAAAAGCAGGTAATGTTGGAATTGGAAACACATCACCAACATGACCACTAACAATTGAAGGTAATGTATCAGCTTCTGGGTATCTACAAACTCACGGTATCTATGAACAATCAACATATCCATATACAAAATATATAAAAAATGGTGCTGATGCTGGAGATGTATATTTACAAGCTGGGAGTACCGGAGTAACTTGGACAAAAATTAGTTTAGGTGGTGCCAGTCACGCTGATGTGGGAATTAAGTTATTCACTGCTGGTACTGAAAGGTTCACAATTGATTATGCGGGTAATTCACATATAACTGGTTCATTGACTGTAAGTAGTGTAATAACGCCATTAACATATTTAGGGAGAAATAGTCACCATGCTGGACATTTAGTTGGTGGATATCAAAATATTGGTGATAATGCATTAAAAACAACTCCTATTTTTACTATGGGGAGTAGTTATAATCCTGATGGTGAAACATTATCGAATATGTATGGAATAGGGCACACATTATATGCAAGTAGTGGTGGAGCAACATTTTTAAACGCAACTGATTTAGGAACTGCAGTCGCGGCTGATGGTTGAGGAATGTATGTAGCAGAAGATGGTAATGCGAGAATATTCTTAGACGGTACAAATGGTTCCGTTTATCATAAAGGAAATTTATATACGAATGGCAGTGCTACAGTAGGTAGTGGACTGACATTAACAGGTGATTTAGATGTAACAGGTAATATCAGAGCAAGTGGATACAAAGCTTTCTATATTGACAATCCACAAACTGGTGAAAAATTGACTCATATGGCACTTGAAGGTCCTGAACCTGATGTATATTTCAGAGGTCAAGCAAGTGGAAGCACAATTGATCTACCAGATTATTGGGAGTGGTTAGTTGATCACGAAACAATCACGGTACAAGTAACACCAATAGACTTTTATCAGCAATTATTCGTCAAAAAGATTGAAGATAATACTATTTATATTAAGAATGAAGTGAAAAAATGAGGTTTTAAACGAGACAAGATGAAATATCATTATATAGTACATGGCAGACGAAAGGACATAAAAACATAATGGAACTTGAAGCAGGATCATTAGAATTATTAATAATGGGATTAGCAGGGAAAGCCATTTGAGTAATTGGAGGAATGTTTCTGTTAGCACTCCTCAAAGATACCATTGCACATTTCATATCAGGAATTAGTGTTTTTATGGGTCATGATGTTGATATTGAAAATCTCATTACACTAGAAAATGGCAGAAAAGGTCGAGTTACACGACATGGAATAACAAAAACTATTTTGATTTCACAAGACAAGGACGAGAGAACGAAAATTATCATACCAAATCATAGGTTGGCTAAAATGATCATAGAAAAAGAGTTACCTCAAAATGGAATTAGTGACATCAAAAATGATATTCGGATATTAAAGGAAAAACTGAAAGAGCTAGAAGATGCAAAACAAAATTTATAAAATATTTATGCAAATGTATGATTTTGACGAATTATCTCCAGTGCCAACGTGGGCAACTTGTAATTTATGAGTTCGACACTTGAAAAAAAGTGGTAAGGAATACGCTTTCATGCATGAAAGAGCGGCAGAAATGTGTATCATTTGATTGGAATCACAATATCCTGGTAAACAATTTAAAATAGTAGTGGAGGAATAAGTTATGATTGTATATAAAACGACAAATTTAATAAATGGTAAATTTTACGTTGGAGCTGATACCAATAATAATCCTGAATATTTTGGGTCTGGTTTATTGCTCAATAGAGCTATTAAAAAATATGGGATTGAAAATTTTAGTAAAATTACA